ACAAATCATCACTTCACCGAATGGTATAGATTGGACAATAAGAGAGATTGCAAGTATAACTGCACAAAATGATGCACAACTAGAAAATACTGGATACGGAGTTGCATGGAATGGTTATCTATGGGTTATTGTAGGAACATGGTCTTTAGGAGAAGATACTGCAACAATAACTACATCAACTGATGGAATCAATTGGACACAGCCTATATCTCCACAAAATGTAATGATTTCAAGTCAATCTATTGCAAGAGATGTTGCATGGAATGGATATATCTGGGTAGCTGTTGGACAATGGATAGACAATGATTCCAATAAACTAATAATATCAACATCAACAGATGGTATAGTATGGTCAAATCCAATAAACCCTTCTACATATACAGATGCAAATCTATTTTCAATCACGTGGAATGGAACCATATTTATTGCAACTGGATTTGTAACAGTGGATGAAAATGAAGAAATAACGAATGGTATCATTATGAGGTCAGAAGATGGTATTACATGGTCCCATATTATAAATTCTGATGTGGTAGGTATCCTTACAGTCGTTACAAAACGCTCTCTGCCATACACGAATCCCCAGACATTTGATCCCACGTTATCTGTGTATCAAGAACCATCTTCTCCAGGTAATTACCGATTATCGTGGTTGAGAAACCCAATATACGGAACTGGATCACAATATATGCAGAATCAAAATACAACGCTAACGTTTACAGCAACCCAGAGAACACAATGGCTCACCTTCGGAACATATTATAATACAACAACACCCGTAACAATTACACTCAATAAAATATCTCCAGAAAAGCCAGTGTTCAATACTGATTTAGTGGGACCGCATTTCGGCTGGACAAATAACTTGGGTCACAGCATCGTAGATACGACTAGCTTGACAATAGGCGGTAATCTAGTTGAGACACTATCTGGACAACTTATGGAGGTCATAGACGAATTTCAGACACCCCTAGAAAAGGTCAATGAGAAGAATCGCCAACTCTGTAGGTCTGACAATGGATTTACTCAGACTACATATGGATACAGTAACGTAAATCAGACTGTGACAACTCATCTACCTTTCTGGTTCAGTAGAGGAGATCCAGGATGCGCATTACCAATTGACGCACTCAATGTCGATGAAGTCCGTCTGACAGTAAATTTCAAGCCAGTCACCAGTCTTTATTATACAGATTCTCGTGCAGCGACACCAGTTCTAGGAGTTGAAGGTGGGTCTCTTCAACCTATGGCAAATTCGCCCTTCTATTATGAAGACTCTTCAGGTAATCTGATGCCCAATATTGAGCCGAACAGGCCTATTAATAATCGCTTATTAGCATTTCCCAAGCTGAATATGACGTCTAATCTGGCCATACAGGAGTCGTATTTAATAGTAGAATATATCTATCTAGACAAGGCCGAAGCAAATAGATTGCGTATAGCAGATATACAAGTCCCGATTGTTCAACATTATATCTTAAATCCACAAGATACGCAAGGCACGACCTACGCCAGACTCTATCTGGATATACCGAATCCAACACGAGATCTCTTTTTCTTTTGTCAGAGGTATGAGGCCCCATCACTCAATGCACACTTTTTAGCGACGAAAGACCTCTATAAGGGTGTCAATAAACCATATGCACTCTGGTGGCCAGATGCGTCAGGGCTAGATGCACGGCTCTATGGAAATCTCAGACCAGGATTCTCAAGAAGTGGCTCAGAGCCAATTCGCTGGTTGGCCTTGAACTATAATGAGACGCTGACCCGATATTCAACTGAGAATGTTGCAGTATTCAGATCGTTATTTCCATCTATAGAACAGAGAAAGGCTCCTTGGATCAACCGCTATTACTACAATATGCCTCTCGGATTGCAGAATGGTCTGAATCCATTTTCAACACCACTTGGCGAGGCAAATCTAGATAAGGTGAAACGTCTAACTCTGTCGCTAGGATTTCACGGCAAAACCGGCGACCCTACAGATGTCTATGTTGAACGTTTCTGGGTACGAGTCTTCGCTGAAACATATAATATCTTAAGAATCTATGGTGGTCGAGGTACCACAATGTTTGCATATTAAAGACAAATCACTTAATATATGTAATGAACCCTTCTGTGAGTGTCCTTATACGCTTATACAACGGAATAGAATTTCTGCATGAATCTTTGGCCTCAGTATGCCAACAATCATATGATGACTGGGAACTTCTCATAGGTGTGAATGGTCACGGTCCAGATGGAAATGATGTGCATAAAAAAGCGAATGAGATCGTAAAGCAAAATAGATATAAGGATCAGATTCGTGTAATAAATTATCCTTATGCGAATGGAGGAGCTGAGGTGATGAATCTTCTTGCTGAAGATGCTAAGGCTGCTTGGGTAGCCTTCTTAGATGTGGATGACATGTGGTTAGAAACTAAGCTCCTCAAGCAAATCCATATAAGAGATTTGTATCCTCACTTGGACGTAATAGGGACATATTGCAGATATTTTGGTCTGATGAAGGGATCTCCACAGATTCCAGTCGGCGAAATCACTCTGGATGATTTTAAGAAGTGTAATCCAATGATAAATTCGTCAATTCTTATGAGGAAAGAACTGATAAATTTCACTGACCGATTTTATTTAGACGACTATGATTTATGGTGCAGACTTGCATTGGAGGGTCACAGATTCTATAATTTGGACGATACCTTGACTCTTCATCGCATACATAGTGCATCTGCATATAATGCATCAAAAAAACAGGATCCAGAAGCGCTTCGTGCTCACTATTTTTCGAACAAAAATTGAATGGCTACTCGCCAGGTATGTTAGTATACCCAATAAGATGTCCATGTATTCCCGCCTTTCTATCACCATCCGATTCATCCGCAACAACAGTGAGGGAAAGCCCAACACCGATGACACTCTGACCATTCGCAAGAACTTGACGACGGGTGACTTTGATGTTCGTTACAAGGACGTGAATGACGGCGTCTCAACTAAGATGCATGCTCCAGTGATGCACCTCTTGATGGGCATGGGTCACGAGCGTGTTCTGAGACACGTCTACCTCCTCTTGAAGAACCAGTATCTGGATGTGCAGGGATTTAGTCAGATTCAGTTTGATGTGCCGGCGATGCCTCGCATTCTGCTGGATGCATCCAGCATGTCTGACCTCTACTATCGGGAGCATATCTGTGAGCTGATGACGGCAGCTCTGGAGAATCTCGACAATGGTGAGCTAAGCCGTGAGGACACATATGCCTCTACCCTGCGTAGCTACAACCGGGCTCGTCAGACGGATGCAGTTCCAGAGTATTCGGGGCGACACACGTTCTATGACGAGTAAATTAGTTATCATCCTTAAATCCAAGTAAAGTTATACCGGATAATGATAATATAAGGCCAATTACCTGTATTTTTGATAATGATTCACCGAATACATAGATACCGATAATTGCAACAAGTAAATCACTCATAACATCCCACAAAATATTCATAATTGTCATTGATTCGAGTGAGAGCGATTGAAAGAATACGAGAGGCTGCATTGCGTAAATAATAGATGCTAAAGGCAACATCCATGTGCCCGTAAGCATCCCTAACTTTTTTGCCTTCAACAGTGGCATCATAATCGCATCAATGCCTGCGAGGTATAGAGCAAATAAGTAGGGGAGGACTGACATGTGGCCCTATCTAAATAGGAGACTTAAAATTAAAGGCATCTAGTAGCCTTTTGAAACACACTTTATCTGATAATTCATTTTCAATAAATTCTCTTGGCCTATAAGTATTTAAATTATTAAGCATCTTATTAAGGAGTCCATCTAATTTATTCGGATCCGTAGTTTTTTCACCACATCTAGAATCCCAGTATGATGCAGCAGATGCTGGAAGAGCTATATTATAATTAGCATATTCAGACTGATTATACTGATTTATTTCTTGTTTCATATCAACAACATCGTAGACTAATAGAGGGACATCTAAAGAGAGTGCCTCTTGAAAAGCAAATCCCTGCGATTCATGACGCCCTAACCAAATACATAGATTAGACTCTTGAAGAAGTCTATGATACTCTTTACTATCATAGTTGCCATACTTTACAAGTGTATATGCCAAGTCATTACTTGTTAATATATATAGTATACGCTGTAAATCTTGTATATTACGCTGCTTCCAGTAGACAAGAATAGTATCTTTTTTTGGTATTGATATATTTGGCTTAAGATTATCTTTATCAATACCAAAAGGTAGACAAATATATGGTATTGTTGGATTTGGTGCAAATATATTATGAATTTTAATATTCCAGTCAGATAGACAATTATAAAAGCATCTTGATGCAATATTAGGTGTTGTGCAACTAGCGAGGGGGCCATCTTTAGAAGGAAAAATGAAAAACTGAGGCCCAAATAGGAACTTAGAATCTGGGAATAGAGCTGGGTCTATCCATGTGCTTATAGACCATATTAAATCTGGAGTTCTATCAAGCTGATCTGCACTATCTACCTTTTGATATTCAATATTAAAAAGTAGACAGCCACGTACGAATGATTCTTCATTTCTAGGATGCGAGTCTCCAACTTGTACGAATTTCATCTTTTTTAGATACTAACTAATTATTTATACCACTTAAATTAAATACTAGACGGTATCACTTAAACTATATAAACTAAGTAAAATATAGATGCAAAATAAGAGAGTATTAATAGTAGGGGCATCAGGGTCACTTGGAATTTCATTAACAACTAAATTTATTAAAGATAATCAAGTAATGAATATATCTCGGAATGAAGAAAAACAGTGGAATCTTAGAACACTAATAAAATCAGAAAATCTAAAACAGATAATTGGTGATGTAACATATTATGATGAAGTGCGTAGCTCAGTGTATTTATTTGATCCACACTTAATATTATATGTTTGTGCATTGAAGCATATAGATATTTGTGAAAAGCAACCAATTAAAACATTTCAAGTAAACGTAAATGGTTTACATAATATAGTTAATGATATTATAAATAATAGAGTAAGCTATCGATCGCTAGAAACACTTTTATTTGTATCTACTGATAAGGCATGTTTACCAATTACAATATATGGGTATTCTAAATCAACATCTGAAAAGATTATTCAAAATACACTTGTATCAGGTATAAAATTTGTTGCAGTAAGATATGGCAATGTACTAAATTCAAGTGGTTCTATATTACCATTACTTCACAATATTGGAAAATCACCTGATTATTCCCATTTTTCTATAACCGATATAAAAATGACAAGGTTTATTATGCGTCTAGAAGAAAGTGTTGATTTAATAGAATATGCTATAGAACATGGTAAAAATAACGAGATTATTGTACCTAAGATAAGAGCTTTTAGTATTAGTGATCTTATTGATGTATTTTCAGAAATATATAATAAGGGAGTTATTATTACTGGACTAAGATGCGTTGAAAAGATTAATGAGGATCTAATTTCTAAATATGAAGCAGATTGTGCATATAATGGAATAGTGGATAAGTATATTCATATAACATCTAAATTTCAATCTACTAGCATATCTCCCTTATCTAGTAATCATGTAGTTATTAGTAAAGATGATTTAATGGAATATCTTAAGTTATACGAGTATATTTAATTAAATAATAGTCTAAACAGTCGATATTATATAGTATCATATGGACTGTTTTATAATAACAAGTGTAATAAATACTAATAATAGTATTGGTTGGGGATATACCCCTAATAGAAGTACATATAGCCCAGATGAACGTTTTAAAGATACATTAAAAACTATAAATACTATACGTGAAAAGGTGCCTAATTCTATAATTATGTTTTTAGAAGGAAAGTCGTTAGATCAAGAAAAGGAAAATCAATTGATTGCATTAACAGATATTTATATGAATTTTAAAGATGATACGTGGGTACTAGAGGCAATTGATTCGCCTAAAAAGGGTCTGGGTGAGGTTAGAAAATTAATAAGAGGTGTAGAGCAACTTAAATTACGAGATGATATTAAAAATATAAGGAGAATATTCAAGATTTCAGGTAGATATTGGTTAAATAGTTTATTTAATTTGGACAGTTATTCACTAGATTATATGACATTTAAAAATTATGAGCACATGGTAACTACTGTAATATATTCAGTACCAATTTGTAAAATAGATGACTATGCAGTAGTTTTAAATATGTGTAATATTGAAAGAGATAATTATGATATTGGTATAGAAATACTTTTTAAACGTATTTTACAAGGTAATTATGTATTTATAGAGACTCTTGGTGTAGAGGGCTTTGTAGCTGTAACACAAAATGAATTATATAGAGCTTAATTTGATAATTTATAATTATTTAATATATCAAATAGATCAGTTATTTGCTGTTCTAGCGATATTCTAGGAGGGTTAATTGTTGATTTTAATGTATAATATTTAATTCCAGCACTAATGGGTACTATCGTGCATTTACTAGAAAATTTCTCAGATATTAGCTTTAAGAGTTCAAATTTTGATAGACTATTCTGAGAATATAAATGCTGAATACCATTTATAAATTTATTTTCATCTATTATATTTAAGATTACATTAGATAGTTCTAATGTTGTTAATCCATTCCAATAATGATCTACATACCCATTTACTATGCCATCCTTAGATAAAAACCATTCCATTAAACCACAAGATGTATTACGTTCTGGTCCAATAATACTACATCTTAAAACTGTACAGTGTATCGGTTCTCCTTCATATTTAGTTCGCCCATATAAATCATTTGCATCAGGTATATCTGTCTCAATACAGTTTGGATTATTTCCTGAAAATACACAATTTGTGCTTATATGAATAAGTGGTATCGAGTACTTATTACATAATTTAGCCAAGTTTAAAGGAAATTCTGTATTTAGTTGTTTATAGCTATTATCAGAATACTTTTTTTGGGGTATAGCACCTATGCAATTAACTATACAAGAGTCGTCCTGAATATAGTTTGCCAATTTATTTATATTATCCTTCTCTACATCAAAGTCTTTACGACTAAGAGATATAATATCTTTATTATATCTCTTACCTATAAATGATAACATAGAACCTAGCATACCATTTGAGCCAAGTATTATTATCTTCATTAGACTATAATAAATATGAATGTTTAGACCAGCCTCATATTCTTTAAAATATATCCCCTAAAAAATTCTGTATTAAAGTATTTCTTTACAATCATATTTTGTTGTTCTAAACACTCCTTATATACAGTCTCATCATTTAATAGCAAATGTAACTTATACTTAAATTCATCTGCAGTCTTAAAAAATGTAAATTCATGGAATCTATCACAACTATCAAATCCCCATTCTAGATCATGATTCATTGATAATATAAGGGTGCCGTTTGTAAGTACTTCAAATGTCCTGTGATTTGGTTCACCTACACCTATAAGATCTACAATTATCTTACTTGACTTTATACACCTTATCCAATCTTCACGCGGTACATTATGTAATGTAATAATATTATCTTTAATATTATTATACATATCTAACCGATTTCGCCTTATACTTCGTATTTCGTCTATATGATTATAGAGACCTCCACACCAAATAGCTGCACTATTTTTAAGGTAGTACTCATTTAAATCATGATTCAAACACATTGTTAATACACAAGGCTTTGTAAACATTATATAAGGAAATGGATATACATTTGAATTGTATGTTTTAGTCTTATTATAGTTTCGTTTGAAATAATGCGATACAGGCCAGAGGGTATTCATTGTACTTGGATCGTAATCATAGTCATATATATCAAAAAGAGATATATTAGAGAAACTATTATTATATATAATATCTTTTATACGATTACGCATTGGAATTAATGAATTACCAAATTCTTTATTCAGTGGATCAAAATAGTCTGCAAGAGGTACAACAATAAATAATGTATCGTAATTACTACTATTAATTTTTGTCCAATCTGTATCATACTCTATACCAGTATAATGTAGATTTTCTTGTTTACTATAGTGCTTCGTTGCAACAAAATTAAAAAAGGAATCAGGTTCATGTGAAAAATATTCAGCTTCTGGGAAGAGTAGCTTCAATCCTGGCACATGACATGCTGGATCAAGGATGCATAATTTCATATTACTATATAATAAAATAATATTCTTTAAATCTTATAATATTTAAAGAATACGTACGATAATATCTTATTATATGTATACTTGGAATAACCAAATTGATTCTAGAAGATACGAATCTCAATCATATTTCAAAGGTACTATAAATACTTTTTATAGTCAATATAGTCAAGATAGATCATTAGAGACTTGTATTTTTAAAGGGTATAAAAATGGGATATTTATGGATATTGGAGCTCATGATGGTGTAGATTTAAATAATACATTATATTTTGAACTAACTAATAATTGGACAGGTATTAATGTTGAACCTATAAGTTCCGTATATGATAGACTGAAAACAAACCGTCCAAACAATATTAATATTAATTGTGCAGTAACTAATACAGATGGTATATCCGAATTTATATATAATACTGGTTATACTGAGATGCTTTCAGGATTAAAAAGCGAGCTTGATTTTAGACACATTAATCGTATTAATGACGAGATTAAACAGATGGGTGGAACTAGTGAATCTATAACAGTAGAGACAAGACGTGTAGAAAGTATATGTGATCAATATAATATTAATCAAATAAATTATCTATCTATAGATGTAGAAGGCGGTGAGATGAAAGTATTAGAATCAATAAATTATAATAAGGTATTTATTGATGTTATTGGATTTGAAAATAATTATAAAGATATTGAATCTGAGCCGATTAATTTTTTGATAAATAAGGGATATATTAAACTACCAGATCATGTTGCAGATATTTTTATGGTACATCATAATTCAAAGTTTAATCCATTTAAATAAGTGTATGTATAATATTATATGACCATATTTGCAATTGGAGATAGTCATTCCATATTCTATTATGACTCTTTAATTATTAAGAATCACTGGGTTGGTTGGGGTGGAATGCCAGTAACAATGTTTAGGCTAATAGAGGAAGGGCTTCCATTATATTCTATAGCTGATAAGTTGCCGCCAGGTGATACATGTAAAATAAATATCAAAGAAGGAGATTATGTACTATTCAGTTATGGATGGAATGATGTACAAAAAAATATTAATAAATATTCTAATAATGAAGATTATACAAACATGATAGATCTAATGGTTCATAAGTATATCAATTTGATTAAGAACTACTCAGATGGAACCTTATATAATATAAAACCAATTATAAGTTGCGTATATCCTATACCATTATTAGTGAATGATACAATTATAGGTTCAGATAATGATAGAATAATATATACTAAATATATGAATGAAATCTTAAAAATAATATGTAATGTAGAAGGTATCCCATTTTTTGATATATATGGAATCATTTCTAAAGATGATAAATTAGATTTAACAGTAATAGATCCAGATTTAACACATTTAGATAGAAAAAATACGACCCTTCGTTGCTTAATAGAGGGTAAATTAATCAATATATGTGAAAACTATGACAGTTTTAAATATAATTCTTAAGATATATATTATATAAATATGGCAGATTTGAGTTAGATTCAATTGGAATATAATGTAACTCAGAATTATTTAATAGATTAATACCAGACTTTATCTTTTCTTCTAGAATCTCTTTATTAATAAATCTATCATTATTATATTCTTGATGAGAAAAGCTACCAATTTTCTTTACAATAAAGTCAACATCACCAAAATAGCTTAAGTGCCATCCACCATTTTCTACGACTGGAACATAGTTCGAATGCTCATGCAGTCGCATTTGTTGAAATGATAGATTTATTGTCTTATATGCTTCAACTGTTAGTAATTTAATACCATGCCAATTACTCCCTTCACCAATCCTATAATACAAATTATAATAGTACATATCTAGTGCTAACTTATTTAATATACTCTTATTATACAACAACGTTCCATTATGCGCATTAATTAGGATATTAGGATTTGGTATTTCATCTACATCAGATGTAAGAATAATGTCTGTATTTTCTAGTGTATCTAGTATAGAATCTATACCCCTCTTAATTGAATTTCGCTGATAATATTCATTTTCCCATTGTTCACTAGCCTGATAATTTATAGCTGGAAACTTATACGGAATATCTTCTAGAACCACATGAATAATTTTATGATTAAACTGTGTAAATCGGTCTATATTTTCATTATAGTATAATGGTTTCTCGTGGCCTGAGAATGTATATCTAGATTCAACTAATATAAACTTATGCACATACGGTTCTAGTATACTTAATCGATAATATAGCAGATCTAATTCATTATAAAATATAAAACTATCAATAATTTTCATAATAACTAATATAATTATATATTCTTTATACCAAGTAATTTAAAGCTTAATATCCATCCTATATTAAGAATGGAACAAGATAAATATTATGTATATCTTTATAATTGGTGGGGAGGTTTTGAAAATAGAACAGATGCAAATCACGTAGGTTTCTTTGAAATGCTATTTTTGAATAGTAAACTAAAGAATCATGAAATAACAAATAATATAGATAAGGCAAATATCCTATTAGAAGCAGGTAATCCAGATGGAACGATGAGAAATATAAAGAAATGGAAATATAAAATAAACTTTATAGGTGAACCAGCTTTGCCAGTAGAAGAAAATTATGACCTAGTCTTGACATCAGTAAATAATAATAAAAATATAGTGGATCTCCCTCTGGCTGTAATGTATATACACTGTAATAATTTTTTACCAAGACTATTAAGTAGACCTAAAATACTATCACCCGCTACTTCATTCTGTACATTTATAGTGTCTAACCCAAAGTGTGAAATACGCAATAGAATATTTGAAAGATTAAATTCTTATAAAATGGTTCATTCTATGGGCAGATATGCAAATAATATTGGGTATAATTTACATTACCCATATTGGAGCGAGCAATATTTTAACGTAATTGGTAGTCACAAGTTTATGATATGCTGTGAAAATACTAAGATGACTACATACTCAACAGAAAAGATTGTAAATCCATATATTGCACAGACTATACCTATTTACTGGGGTACACATAATATAAAAAATATATTTAATCCAGATTCAATGTTATTCTTAGAGGGTGAAAGCGATGAGTCATTTAATAAGCTAATAGAGAGAATTATAGAGCTTGATAATGATGATGAAAAATATCTAGAATTTATTAATCGCCCTGCATTTAATTCAGACAATTTAGAGTTTTGGAATAATAATTGTACATTAGAAGCATTAGGAAAAAAGGTTGATGCTGTATTATTATAGTAATATATATTGCGTATATTTTTATGTATAAATATATATTATTTATGAATAGATATTACTATGGAAGAAGTAACACTTTTTATTACGTCATGCGGAAGGCCTGAATTACTTAGACGCACTTTAGAAAGCTTTGTTAAATTCAATACATATCCAATAAAACTGGCAATTCTATGTGAAGATTCCGGAATAAAAGGTATAGCAGATTTTGCTCGCAGTATTTTACCATATCATACAATCATTTTCTATAATGATGAACGTATAGGACAAATGAAGACTATTCAAAAATATACGCCGCTAATAACTACACAATATGTATTCCATTTAGAGGATGATTATGAATTCTTTATTAGTGGATTTATCGAACTGTCATTTAAAATATTAGAATCAGATCCTAATATAACACAACTATTACTAGAGGATGAACAATATAATTTTCCAACAATAGATATTAATAATCCATTATGTTTAAAATGCATGACAAGTGATGGAAGCATTAATAATCAAAATAATGGGGATGGCCCTTTATCGCCATATAGTTGGAGACCATCTCTAAAAACTATTAAAACACATAAACTAAGAATGCCATATGAATTATGGGATGATGAATATACAATACAATTACATTTAAATAAAATGGGTAAATACTCTGTTATTTCAAGATTACATAAAACAGGATTTTGCAAACATATTGGTAAAGATGCTCATGTACAAGATAGTAGTCATATAAAAATTATATCAAGAAAAGATTTTCCAGATAAAATAAATATTAGATTAAATGATATTATAGTTTAAAGATGTTATAAGTTATTATTATATTATGATTCCAAGACAGAGTGTAATAAATGGAATAATTAAAAATTATAATTTAATTAATCCTAGTTATCTTGAGATTGGTGTATGGACGGGTGAAACATTTAAGCATATAAATTCTAATAATAAGGATGGCGTAGATCCGGGGCAATACTGTGATTGCAGTCTTGTTAATTATAAGATGACATCAGATGAGTTTTTTAGTAATCATATTCAAAAGAAGTATGATATTATTTTTATAGATGGCTTACACACAGCATATCAAGTAACAAAGGATATTTATAATTCCATCAATAATTTAAATGATGGTGGGTGGATAATACTGGATGACGTATTCCCACATTGTGAATATGAGCAGGAAAGATTAAACTTAAGAAAATCTGGATCACAGACTGGTGATGTATGGAAGGCTTTATATAATGTTTTAGATACCATTAAACATATATCAGACATAATGTATTTCGAAGACTCGACTGAAAGGGGTAATTTTTTATTCAGAGTAAAGAAGTCTGGTACTAATATTCTAATTGATAGTAGCATACCCACAAAAAATATAGATGGATGGTATGAAGGGACTGATGTAGAATGGGATAAATATACCTATACTAATGACTTTAATTTATATATTTCTAAAATATATGAAATAAATATTACCAGTGCATTCTTAAAGGATTATTAGTGGGGATGTATTTAGAATATATATATCATTATTACCACCAATCGTTTCAATAAATCGGTAACCATTATCTATAAGTAGTTTTTTACATTGTTCTTCCCTTATAATATTAAATCCGAGTAATTCAATTAATATTAAGTCAATAGGTATAGAAAAATCCCAAGATTGTAAAACTTCTAATTCATGTCCCTCTACATCTAATGATAAAAAGTCAATATGCGAAATACCAGTAGTTTTAATTATATCAGTTAATGACATTGGAGTCATATATATTATATTTTCATTACTAAATTTATTTATAAACCAATTATTATGTGGTGCTGTATAGTCTATATGTGCAACAGCTGCATGGCTTTCACATGGTAAATTAAATTTTAGTTTTTCTTTCTTACAACTTACTAACTCATTAAATAAATAATTATTTGGTCTATTTTTACTTAAAGATTGAAACTGTTTTAATTGTGGTTCAATTAATATACCAGTCCACTCTAATGTATCTTCAAAAAATTTGGTATTAGAATACAAAACTCCATCTAATGCTCCTAGTTCAACATACACTCCACATTTTTTATTTTTAAAATATCTATCATTTAAAATTTTATCTTCTTTTGATTGAGAATAATACATATATAATAAAAACATATTATATTTAAATACCCTTTAATATTAAGAATTATATATAAAGAATATAAAATAATATTAAATATAATGTTAAGTATATTTAATATTACAAATAGAGAATATATAGAAAAGAGTCCATTCCCTTTTCACTATCAAGACGCATTTTTACCAAATAGTCTGGCTAAGGGTATACAAGAAGAAATATTAAATTTACCAGATAGTGAGTGGGATAGATATGACAATCCGTTTGAGCAAAAATATACCCTCCGTGATAAATATAGTTTTCCACCGTTAGCTAATAGACTATTTGAAGAACTGCAGTCTGAGCGATTCATGGAACATTTATCAGAAATATGTGGGTATAAACTAATAATCGATCCTACACGTAATTTCTGGGGCATTCATAAATATAAGAATGGAGATAGGCTTGATATACATGTTGACGCTGACTTACATCCAGTAACTAAACAGAAAAAGCAATTAACATTTGGTCTATACTTAAGCTATAATTGGAAAGAATCTTATGGGTGTCATTTAGAGGTATGGAGTGGAACTAATGCTAATAAAGAGCCAAAACTATTAGATAAAGTATATAGTATATCTCCACAGTTCAATAGAGCTATAATATTTACTAATAATGAGTATTCATGGCATGGAAACCCTACACCGGTATCAGGTGAGGATGATTCAAAAAGGGTATTTATCACTATATCATATTTAAGCGATAGTATGACTGATGAAAACAAGCGGGTAAAAGCACTATTTATTAAACACCCCGATGAAGAATATAATAGTGAAAAAGATAGGCTTAGATTGCTTCGCGCTGATCCTGAAAAATATAAATATATATATAGAGTATAACTGAATATTTATTAGAAAATAAAACCTGAATCATTCATAGAAATGGGACTCTTGAATAAAATGGTGAGTATCTCCATTTAAATACTATATATTAATTATATTAAAGATGCCAATCCAGTTTACTAATTATAGCAGAATCTATAGGGATTATTTACCCTTTGGTCACTATGATCTAGTAATAATAAGTTTGGTGCATCAAGGGCCAGAAATGGTCGAATACATGGCTAATAATCTTGCAAAATATGTAAAGGGCAAGTTCTTATGGGTAGTTCATTACAATAATGAGCAACCCATAGACGAGAATACATTACCATCTTGGGCCTGGCTAGTTCGTGATACGATTCAAACAGCACGCCCATCAAGATTACTCCTTATGGCAATTAATCAAGCTCTGAAATTCTCTTTAATCAATGTGTCTTCAACAAATGTAATGACTCTATCATCAGGTTCTGCCTTTTTTAGAGATTTTATTGTGCCAACTGTATCAAAGGTATCTTTAATATCACATGAAGTCAAGATTGACCCTAGTAAGTGTTACGCACATATTCAAGAAATAGATGTGTCACATCTAGGTAAATGTGCAGAGTATCTGAAATCAGTAGGGTCTTTTGGCTGGCAATACGGATTTGGTGGTGATTCAGATCTAGAATTTCATAAATTGATTAAGAATCGGCAATTCAAATATCTAAGAGGCGCACAATGGTCTGGTCAAATATGGCCATATGAGGTCTCTAGAATGCTTGTAGAAGATTTATCAGAACTTGATTCTTCAAATCTACATCTTCAACTTAAATATGCGACTGAAGAATTATATCTTTCAACATATGCATATAATTATGCAATCTGTAATGGGCTACCGATTGATTTTCTTGAAGTTATTATCGATTGGAATAGCGGATATGAAGTTAAAAGTATGGGATATATAGAAAAACTAAGGAGTGGTGATAGCGATGGTTCTGCCATTTGTAAATTGTCAGATAATATATCAGATATAATACGAGAATACTTATTAATTTAATAAAAATAAAATCTGAACCATTCATAGAAATGGGACTCTTGAATAAAATGGTAAGTGCAGCAGTTGAGGGATATACGAATCCAGGAGGTACTGAGGCATACAAGCCTCCGCCTGCGTATTCTGAGGCTCTCGCTGCAATTCTAGCTCTCATTATATCATTAATTATTGTGTCATTTATTGGTCTTTGGCTCTGGAACTACAGTGTAGTACCTCTATTTGAATTTGCACGCCCGGCGAAGTCAATATTCCAGATACTCGGTTTGATGATATTCGTGGCCTTCATTCACCCATAGACAGGCTGTAAAATTGAGCTGTGACTCTACATCTAGAAACTATATAATCCCATCATGTCATCTCAGAATGATTACAAGCGCATGTATCGTAATGCACCTGTGACCTGCACGGCAATCTGTTGTAAATCAGAATACCCTATCAAACCTCCATTCTTTAGCAATATTCCCGATCACCGTTTCCGATTCATACAAACTGATAATAATTTGGAGAATTGGACCTATGTGACCTACAAGAAGAAGAAGAAGAATAACACGAGGCGTACTAAGAGTGGATTTAACCCGAATCTCAATGGTCTTGATTCAGTCTAATATTCTAATCTAGCCAGAATTAATAATCTTATTTTTTGTATTTCTAATGCAAAAAATAAGACTGTTAAAAAATATCCCAAGTGGGGATCGAACCCACAATCTTCAGCTTAGAAGGCTGACGCGTTATCCATTGCGCTACTGGGACACACCATTCAAGTCAGCAGCTTAGCGACTCAATTTTTGCAGCCGTTATTCAAATCCATCGGCCATTCTTCAGACCGCTCTTCTAGGCACCTCCTCGCAGCCCTTTCCAAATCAGGCACTAATTTAAGAGCCGCTGGTAAAGTAATCCAGCCATCTTTTACGTAATTAAATACCCTAATCTCAAATAACTCTAAAGCTCGAGCCCAATGTTCATCATCAGTCTTCTCAGGATATAAATGCCTATTATAAAGGATACATCTTGCAGGAACATAAGCCTCAAGAAGGTCAGCATGCCGTCCAATTTCATAGGCCAATTGCCACTTACCATGATTCGGAAATACTGGAACACCATTCATATCTACGGATTTTTTTAGCTTAGAATACGACATCGAAGTCACAATCGAAATAAGAGCGTCTGCAGCAGACTTTTCCCACCATAAATCCTCAATCAACCACATTCGTATTTCCTGAGATGCCACATCAATATCTGTATATTTGCTATCACATAAGTCATGAAGAGCTGCAACGAAGATAGTCATATGCCGCTCTTCTTCAGATATATAGGGGTAACCCTTCATTATCAGCTCAGCATACCGAACTGTCTGTATAGAATGTTTTAAACCATGACTTTCATCTATACCTAGCTTTATACAAACCCTCTTGATATAATTTTCTAGAACTTGCATCATTTATATGTAAATTATATGATTTTTTTAGACCGGCGAGATGAACCTATAAAATTGACCTATTATGTCAATTTTATATTCATAAATGGGTATTTCTCAATCATCATGTGTTTCACTTACAGACATTAACCATTATACTAAGGAGTCCTATACAGTAAAGAGGACATGTGGCTCATTAGAAAATGACTGGATTATATCTAATTGTCATCGTAATAAAGATGGTGAAAAATCAGAATGCCCGCATAATATTGTAAATAGTGCTTGGGCGAATGGACATGCATGTAAGGTCGACCAAGTCTGGAAAGTATTCATGAGTTCACCAGTTAATATAGAAAATATATCAGACCATGCATGTGGATGGAGGCGACTTGGAACATTCTTTCCAACTCGCCTACAAAATAATACTCAAGAAATTAATAGCTGGCAAGATTCACTCAAGTCATATCTTGATAATCTAGATATGATTAGAGTCTCTAAAATAGACATTTCTGCCCAAAACTCAAAGATGGAAGTTCGATGCCCTCATGCTCTACCATATAGTGCCTGCATGTATTGCTATCATTAGACTACTGTATCAACAGGCTCATTTTTCTCATAGATTAGAGACTCCTTAACTGTTGTTGTTCGCTTTGAATCTATAAATGCCTGAAGCTCTTTAGCTGCCGTCTCAGACTTCAAATGCTCAGCCATTAACTTAGCTAGCTCCTTTTTTGCAATCGCCGTCTTTCTCGTACTCTTCTTATAAAGAACCCGTGCATTAGACGACTTCAAATCTAAAGCACCAATACTATGCTTCTTCATTGTTCCCATAATCATCGTTTCCATCACACTCGATCTCTTATTATGCTCACTTATCTGCTCTAGGATAACTCGCTTAGCATCCAAAAGCTTCTTTTTCTCCTCCTGAATTCGTTTCCACTGAGTGAGCAAAGTCGGTAAATTCTGAAACTCCTGGTGCTCTTCATTCGTCATTTTAATTTCAGTATCTGTTGAACTCACGCTATGATGAGACATTCTATATTTATATAGGGTATAAAGTTTAGGCCTCGTCATAAAATTGCCTCGAACTTTAACCTAATAAAAGCAAATGCCAACTGCTCTTGAAGTTGGCACTAGCTTTATAGAGACTCTTTGGTACTCGTATGCATGCAAAATCGTTGATAAAGCAATCGAAATATATGGTCTTGATGAAGAAAAGGCAAATGAGATTAAGATAATCTTTCTTAAACGGGGTGACTATTGTGTAAGTCTCACGTAAAAAAGAGCTTTACACGAGATAATACAACCTGCCTACATACATGACAGGTATGTGTTCTTTTTGAACAATTTGTGCAGAATGTGTGTCCGCATGGCGTAAATGCCATGATTACAGGCTCAGTCATACATACACAGCATAATGGTTCAACACTATTCATTATTCTCTGTGTCGTAAGAATCTCTCTTAAGACTGTATATTTTTGAACTGTCTTGATATAGTCCCAGTAAAGAGATTCAATCGGATGCTTTTCAAACTGCTTCTTTATATATGATTCCATCATTTCTTGAAATCCATCTAGACCAGGATCGTCAAGACTCGTAAGTTGAATAACCTTTTCAGCAACTGCATCAAGATGCTTACACTCATTCTGAAGTTTTTGGTCAAGGCGAATGAGTTCGTCTCCAGTATCTCTCAAATAATCCAGTAAGTTGCGTATAATATTTGTCCATCTCTGTAACGGAGTATCAGATACCCTAGTCTTTTCTAATTCTCCAATATAATGATTTAATTCAAGTAAGGCTGTTCCAGATACATCCACAATTATATCTTTGAAATTTTGTGGAGGCGGCTTTGTAATATCATATATGGGGGAACTATTAGGTCTGCCGTATTTTTGCAGTAATGTATGTGCTAACTTCAATGGGTGGTCTGTTGGCAAAGGGTGTGTATAAAATTGTATAATATGTTCTTGATGATTCTGAATGATCTCTCGGACCTTCCTTCTCCAGACTTTCATCTGCTGATTCTTATCTGTGGAATCTGTAATGTGATAAAGTGTCAAATTAGAGACTACAGAATTAACACTTCTTATATCAAAACCATCAGCATCCGGGAAATCTGCAGGCGCAAATAATAGTCCTGAATATCCTTGTTCAAATCCATTTGAGTCAGAAGCCATCTGTAAGATACGACAAATGAATCTATAAATTATTCACGCACTTAGATTGCATCAATATCTTTATCATCTAAATCCTTCTTTTGCTCATCACCTTCTTCAGTGGCAGCAGTCATGTCAAAAATATCAGTACCATTTGCAGCATTCACAATACCCTCAACCGCCTTTTCATCTCCACCCTCGTATTTTTCTGCAACGAGTCGAACCGTGTTTCCATCAATAAATAAATGACTGTTTGTCCCAGCCTTCTTTAATTCAGGATATTGAAGAATATTGTATTTCCCTATAATATCACCCCTATCAGAACGAACACCCCGCTTCGAATCTGCAGCCGATAAGAGGCAGTCACGCAGACTCACTAAAACAAGGTCATCGAGCTGAATTCGCACAGTCTTCTTAAGACCAGATGCAATCTTACAAATACGACTCTTATTATCCTCACAAAAAACACTCATATTCAAATCACCAAGATTACGAATAACCCGTCCAACCATTTGGTCAGGCTCCTTAGTTAGGTACTCAACTGTCTCTTCACGACCCTTAGTCTTTTTATAAGCTTTTCCTCCACGTAAGTTCGGCATTCTACTATAGTATAGCTAAGCTAGTTTAGGTATTATGCAGGGACCCGTTCCTTTTTCAGCAAAACCAGTTTTTTACCAGTTATTGCCGCAAGAGTTTCAACAAGTTTTCGATTCTCTTTTACACTTGTTACCGGTAGATTATTGCTTGCAAGAGTTGCCCTAATATTTGCCACATGATTTACAGAATCCTTATCTTCTGGAATCTCAAGAGTGGGCTTATACTTACATGCCAGAGGTTTGAGATTTGGATTCTCAATTGGTGTCATCTTTGTAGATGGAATTCCATGATGTAATCTGAGTTCATAAGGAATGAGTTGCTCAATATACTCTGGCACTCTAGTTTCCCAGTTGCGCAAATTTGGACATTTTAGCGTAGAATGTCCGCGAATGTTACAGCAACTGCACGTAAGAGCTGATGCAATAGGGCAGATTGAAGGATCATGCTTTTCTGAACTGCGATAGATTGGCGCACAGAAATCACACATTGCATAATCATACGAGCTGCCAGCATTCAAATTTTATTTTTATTATAGATGATTAGATGTCATGCTTCCCTCTCGGTGTAATGAATGGCTTAACTTATTCTCAAGTTCTCAAATATTCTAATGCAGTTAAGATATTTAAGAGGGTTGAAGCATATAATGCAAATGTAGCAAGCCTTCGTTCTGCAGGAGATACAACACAATCATACTACGAGTTTCAAAATACAGATGAACAGACACAATATAAACTGGGCCTATTCTTACTCGTTCAAAATGATCCAGCTTACGCAAACTATCAACCCGTACAAAAAATATAGGGTATCTATAGATGCCAGACTCATTTTCAATTGGAACATGTGGCTGCACAACTCAGCAATATGACCCTGTTGTATTTAATAATGTTGCATATCAGGCCGGTGCAAACTCTGTATACGAATCACTTAAAAATACTGTTGCTGCAGCAACAGCTGGAACGCTCGGTACTGCGGCAAGTGGGCAGCCGACATTTAAGAGTAATGCTGAGCGTATGCAATATTTACTCGGTAGGCAGAACAGGGCTAGTTGTGGAGTTCCTAAGAAGACGTTTTACTCGTAGTTAAATGTTTCTCTTCAAATTGTTTCAGGCGCATTTGTGTAGACATCATATGTCTTCGTAAACGCTCCTTTGTCTGCAGCTGCCATTGGATCCACCAAAGGCCCCAAGCTTCTACATTGTGCTTTTTGAACTGTAATTCTGGATTGAATGACATTTGCTTTTATATATGAAAAATATTTGATCAATTTTTACTAAGTCCGGCTAAGGCTAAGGCCGACTACAAATCACTTATTTAAGCTACGAGTTCTTGGCGTTAGAGAACCACGAAACGCATTTAACCATAGATCAAGACCATCATTATTCCATATAGGCTTCTTAGTGGCCGAATTGTATGTTCCCAGACGAATCTCAGATCCACCCTCAGGTTTAAATGCAAATATAAGATCGCCCTTCAGAAATACTGGAATACCCTCAATAATATCTACTCCTCGTGCCGGCATACCATTTAAGGGAGTCCAAGTATGATTCATTTTTTAAGTCAGGGCATCTAAAAGTCGACCTCAGTGCTGAAACTCATCTCCTCCTGCGTCTTTCCAACAGCCGCCTTTGCATAATTCGACACCTTCTTCTCAAAGAAGTTATCCTTGCCCTCAAGTGAAATGCGCTCCATAAACTCAAAGGGATTCGCCGATTCATAAATCTTCGGATATCCAAGCTGCATCAAGATGCGATCTGCAACAAACTCGATATACTGAGACATAAGCTCGGCATTCATTCCAATGAGCTCACATGGTAGCGCCTTTGTGATGAAGTTCTTTTCAATTGTAACAGCCTCCTTAATGATTTTATTGACCTGACCCTTCTTCAAGCGATTGACAATCTTACTGTAGAGCATACATGCGAAATCGGTGTGAAGACCCTCATCACGTGCAATGAATTCATTACTCGTAGTCAATCCCGGCATTAGACCGCGCTTCTTTAGCCAGAAGATTGAGCAGAATGCTCCACTAAAGAAGATTCCCTCTACAACTGCAAACGCCACCAAACGGGTTGCGAAATTCGCCTTCCCCCTATCAAGCCACTTCATGGCCCAATCTGCCTTCTTCTGAATTGCAGGAATCGTCTGGGCAGCCTCTAAGAGTCGCTGCTTCTCTGACTTGTCGTCAATATATGTGTCAATGAGTAATGAATACGTCTCAGAATGAATTGACTCCATGAAGTTCTGGTTCGCATAAAAGTATCGCGCCTCAGGCCACTGGACCTCGTTCTGGAAATTCAGCGACAGATTCTCCATGAGAATGCCATCACTCGCTGCAAAGAAACCTAAAATGTGCTTGATGAAATGCTGAGTATTTTCATCCAATTTCTCCCAATCCTTCATATCCTTAGTCAAATCAAGCTCCTCGACCGTCCAGAACACAGCAATTGCCTTCTTGGCCATTGCCATAATATCTGGGTGTTCAATCGGAAATAAGACATAACGTCTAGGATTCGCAAT